ACTTTACACCAGTTGCTTTCTTAATGGCGTCATACACACGCTGCACAACAGCCAGCTTCGCACGATTCGCAATGTCAGTACGTACATGGGCCATGCCCTCGTTTTCCTTGCTCATATCGCCAAGCGCAACGCGACGATAATCGACTGCGTAACCACCAGAGATAGTGAAAGAAGAAACCGGGTATACCTGCTTGGTAATCACGGGGAATACAACGTCTCCACCAGCAGCTTGCTCACGAGAGTATTCGCCACCCTCGACATAAACCTCGCGCTCGATAGTCTCGTCATATCCAACATTCTGATATGAACCGAATATACCCAACAGTTTAATCTCTTCCATAACCGGGCCTTCAATCATAAAGCGACGCAGAGTATTCAGCTCTGCAACGGCGCTTGAATCACCATTAGAAGCTTTATCGCCCAGAGCCTTAATGTACTCTACGGCCTTGTCAGCCTTCGCACCAAAGCGGGCAAGATCTTCGCCATTCACCATGGCGGCAAAAATCTCCACAATAGGAGAATGCTGATTAAACTTACCAGAGAAAATATCAGCATCCTTTCGGATGTTATTTAGTTCATAAGTATTCATGTAAATTTTCCTTCCTTTCATGATTAGCAATAACTAACTATTAGGCGGCACAAACAAGCACCTTAACGGCCTTTTCGGTCAGATTAACCTTGTCAGTAACCTTAAAGTAAATACCAGACTCAGGCGCAGATGCAGCAATAGCCAACTTGCCATTAGCATTAACAGTCAGAATAGTTGCAGCAACAGCAGGGGTAGCAGAAGCGTCGGCAACCTTTAGAGAATCGTAGTCCTGACCAGAAGCATAAGCAATATGCTTTTCATCAATAACAAGCTTCTTGCCGATCCAAGCATCAACCTCGAAACCATTGAGGAAATCTCCGGCCTTAATGGTAACATTCTCACGATAGGCATCATCGCCAACAACAGTATTGCAGATCAGATATAGGATACCATCAGCAGTAATAAAATCATAATTTGTAACGTCATTTTCAGACTTCAGTAGGGGATTATTCTTGGCAATTTCGATCATGCCAACAGTTTCACATTTAATCATTTTTATATTCCTTCCTTTCTACGAATTAAAAGATATTGGTATCTTCGGCTACAACTGTCACAGCAGAAGCAACACCACTAAAGATATCAATATCCTTATTATTCGCGGCATTCTGTTCTGCTACAATTTCAGCTTCCTTTTCAGCGTTTTCGATTGCCTTATTCCCAATCTCTCTTAAAATCTTATCAACAATCGTATTTATTTCTGAATTAACAGGATCAGCCTTAAAGCTTTCAATTTCATCCTTTGCGTATTCGCGTTGCTCATCGCTAAAACGTGCAATAGCATCATTTAACTCGCCGATGCGCTCCTTGGCCTTTGCCTTGCCAAGCTCTTCGTTCAATACATTGATCTCGGCATACAAGCTTTCAATCTTCTTATACGCTTCACTTAGTTCGGCCCTACAATCATCAAGGGCTGTCTGGATCTGTTCAGAATTTGCAATTGCTTCATTCTTTTCATTAATAGCAGCATCTTTCTCTGCATTGGCTTCATTTATCTTTGTTTCACAATCATGCTTACACTCATTGATTTCAGCAGTATGATTGGAGATCTCATTAACGGTTTGTTCAACGAGATTCTTGATTTCAGCCTCAGTCATAACACATTCCTCCTTATTATGTATGTTAAGCTCAACTATTCTTGCTTGATCATCAGCGGGCGTTACACCTAATAGGGCATAACCACTGTAGATAAATTCGGATGGAATTCTACCTTCACGTTTATAGCCGTATTTATAAACAATCCCGTCATTGTCTTCTGTGCGATATATTTCTACACTTCCGAAAGGTGGGTTTCCATTTGCAATATCAGCTTCAAGTTTTGCGACATAGTTTTTATGACACATCTCGTCAATATATCCATCCGCCATCATTACTATATGTTCATCACCATTTTCATCTTTGATGGTGTCAATATATCCATTTGTGAAATGTCCAAGGATATCTGCGTTTTCAAAAATAGGTAATCCATCCTCAACGCCTGTGTCACCATGCCCACACAATTCTGTTCTGTCATCGTCAAGAAACTCAGCTCTAAGGCTCATATCTTTAATAGTATCCTTGGCACGATCACAGTATTCACGAATCCATGTAATACCATTCCTATTGAACATAGTTCCTCTTTCATTCACTTCATCTATGCAATCATCAGGAAATATTTCATGCAAAACCATAGTGAATTTCCTGCGCCCATTTTTATTCATGCGCTTTGAAAGTTCAAACGTTTTCATCTTTTACACCACCTTTCTCAAACAAAAATATGTATTGTAAAAAGAATTTCTTCTCAGTACAAATTATATGAAATAACTCATTTATTGTCGCTTGGACTTGGGTTTGAATTGCCATTATTGCTACGTGAAATAATTGTAGAATCAGTTGGGTTGTCTGTTTCTGGTCTTCCACCTTTATTTGATGATTTCTTGCTTGACAACGTGTATGATGTTTGATGTGGTTTATATTTATCATATATACCGTTTTCTTTCTCTTCATCAAGCAAAGCAAAGTAAGCATCTGGTGATATCCCACAAGAAGCAATCCACAAAGATAGACTTCCGCAACCCTCAAGGTATAGTTCTTTTGCATATCCGACCATACCATTTTTATTTAAGTGTGTGATAGGCAAGTATTCAACATCAACCCAATTTCGACTATCCCTTATTATATTAGCATTAATACATTTATTTAGTTCATTCTGTATTTGATTGATCCATTGAAATATTTGAGATGTTACTAATTCAAGGTTTGATTCTTGTGCTGAATAGCTTCCGCTACCTGTCCCAGATAATGCATTGCCAGCAAAACCTAATGCAAGAGCAATCTTATCATCTAAGTTTGCCTCGTTCTTTTCGTCAAATATATCAGTATTAGCAGCATCTAATGCGTTGATCTTTGTGCCTGCGGCGATAGAAAAGAATGAAATGCCGCCACGATTATTCTTCCCAAGGACAGCAGACTTAACTGCGTTATGCTGGTTCTCTTGCTGTGTTTTATTAAGAGCAGAAGTACCTTTATCCTTACCTTCTGGGAATGTCTGATATACTATACGATTATTGATTTCATCTAATACATTACGCTTTGTATCAGTAAAATAATCTCGATATAGAATATCCATAATAGCAGCCAGTACAAGTGGACGCCCAAATTTTTCTTCTGTTTTTGAACGTATCTTATGGACGATGGTTTTTGTGTTATCAAGTATTATCCAATTACCTGAATCATCATTCTGCCGTTGATCCTTATGTGCATAATAGGCATCTCGAATCTCTTTGGGATATTTTCTTAGCTTGCGCTCAATAGGTTCATTAGGACATATATCGAAGTAGTTCAAATTAAATGCAAGTACATAATTATTGTTTTTCAATCCAACAATTTGTGTATAGTCTACCGGAAGTGGGATAATACTTGCATTAACTCCAAGTTCATTTATTTCTAAAACATTATAAACATCATAATCTGTAAGAAATTTTTTATTATCCAATGGCATTCCTTGCGTTTCAAAGTAATAAAATGCTACACCTTCAATCATTCCTTTAAATAAAGCGTCACGAATAAACTCTTTATCTTTAATGGTTCTTAAAACTGAAAACATTAATTGCTTATACTTCTTTTTCTTATTCTCACTTTTGCCATGCGGAATGATAACTTTACTTAATGTCGGAAGTGATGTCATATAATCTACGACATTTGTATATGTGCCATTAGTACCATATAGCATAAGGGAAATATCCCTTAGCATTTTGTTGTTTGCAATGGGATCTTTCACTAATGCCGCTAATTGCTTTGGAGTATACATATCAAATATGTCTAATCCAAAGTAATAATTGGAATATTCTAAAGAACCATAATATGAATTAAATTCATTAATTTGTTTAATGTTCTCATTAGACTTTTCTTTTTGATTTGTATAATGCTTATTTTGAGGACGATTCCTCTGTTGAGCGGCATTAGAGGCCGTAATGTTTTGTTTCATTATATCGTCCTCCTAATTTATAAATGTGGCAAATTCATAATCTTCATTATGGGATATTAAATCTTTTTCTAACATAGATGCAAAGTAGCTTCCGTAACTAATACTTGTATAACGGTCTTTACGATTTATACCCTGTTCTCTTACTACTATTACACCAGTATCTTGTTTCTTTTCATATACTAAACTTGTTGTTTCGCTAATTAATGCCTGTGTTTCCAAAAATGGTGATTCATAGAAAAATTGTGTATCAGCATCAGGAGAATTAGTATATTCCTTAATATCAGGCAATACCTCTTCATTGGCTTGTTCAAAGGAAATAAGCAAGTCAATTTTCTTTGTTTCTAAAATTCTTCTAAAAT